GTAAAGGTAAGTTCCCAACCTTCGATCCTGTTGTTGCCAAGCGTGGGATCTCTTACAAAACTTCACCTAGCCGCCCTAACCGTCGAGGTTGGCGTTCACTAGTATCTATCGTTAACAAGTCTGCTGCTGGCGCTATCTATGAAACAGCAGGGCGCAAGAATGCCGGCGGAAACTTCTCGCCTCGTCTCAACGGCGATCTAAAAGGTCGAGATAAGATGCAAGGTCGCGCTATCTTCCGTGCATGGGATGAAGATCAAGGCAAGACTCAAGGCGCAGTTATCAAAGCGATCGAGTCATCAGCCACTAAATTTAATAACAGAAGTCCGAAGGTGAACTAATGGCCGCTAATGTGAAAATAGATATTGCCGCCGAGTTCGTCGGCAAAAAGGCTTTTACGGATGCAGCAAAGCAAACAGTAGGACTTAACAGCCAAGTCAAAACGCTTGCTAAATCTTACCTTGGGTTATTTACCGCTCAGCGTTTAGGCCGTGCGGGCTTTAATGCCGCTAAAGCATTTGCAGCAGACGATAAAGCGGCCAGAGTATTAACCCAGTCACTCGATAACTTGGGTCTAGCCTTTGCCGATCCTTCAGTTAAATCTTTTATCGCCGATCTTGAAAAACAATTTGGTGTACTCGATGATCAGTTACGTCCTGCTTATCAGCGTTTATTAACCACAACTGGCGATGTTGCCAAGTCTCAGTCTTTGCTTCGCACAGCCCTCGATCTTTCGGCGGCGAGTGGGCAAGATGTCGTAAGCGTTGCCGGTGATCTTTCCAAGGGTTATGTAGGCCAGACCCGCGCTCTTGCTAAGTACGGCATCGGACTAACTCAGGCACAGCTAAAGGCCATGTCCTTTGAAGAAGTCCAGACACGAATTAACACACTATTTGGTGGACAAGCAACAGTCGCAGTTGAAACCTATTCGGGCGCGCTTGCTCGCTTATCAGTCTCAGCCAATAACGCCAAAGAAGTAATCGGTGGCGGCCTGCTTGATGCACTTGCAGCTCTTGGCGGCGGTGGAGAAGGTGGACTTACTAATACTCTTAACTTGATCGAGAAGACTTCTACTGCACTTGCCACCTTTATCCGTCGCTTTGGCGTTGGAGCAGGCATGGGTATTAAGTTATTAAAGGGAGACTTTAAGGGCGCTATGGCTCTTGGTCAGGCAGAGCAAAACCGTGGCAAAGATACTTCTGGTTTAACTCCTGCTATTAAGACTGAACTACAAAAAGCAGCAGCGGCTAAGGCATTGGCCAAGGCTGGCACTCAGCAAGTCAAAAACACTAAAGCCCAGACTGCCGCTATCAAAGAACAGACAGCGCTTACTAAGGCAAACACTTTATTTGATCTTCAACAGACTCAGATTATTGCTGCACTCAAGGGCGATATCTCAAATGAAGAACGCAAACGCCTAGAACTGCAATTAGCCATCCTTACCGGCAATACTTCAGAGGCTTCTAAACTAGCTGGCGAACTTGCCAAGAGCCAAGGACTATCGCAGCAGTTAGCCGCTTATCTTGCATCCTTGCCAGATGCCAAGAACCCATTCACAGCATGGAAGTCATATCTCGACATGATCGAGAGCCAAGTTGCTCGCATAGCGGCAGGCAACGTCCAAACAGTTCCAACATCAATGGCTTCAGGTTATGGCGTTACTGGCACTCAGTACTCATTGCCACAGGGATCACAGTTCACAACAGATGCAGGAGTTAACGTAACCGTTAACGTCAATGCTGGATCAGTCATCGCAGAAGAAGGCTTGAAAGATGTCCTACGCGATAGCCTACTAAGCGACTCACTCTCTGCTAAGTTCGCTGCTATCTACCGCCAAGGCGGATCGTTCGGGGCTGGTTAATGGCACTTCCAGCGCAGATCAGCGTATCGTTTGACTTTACTTCAGGCGCCACTTTCGGCTATCCCTTTACTATCGGTGACGATAAATATGGACGGCTTGGCATTGGAACTCTTGCCTCTACAACCACTCCAGAGCCTACGGTTGATCTAACTCCAGACGTTCGATCTATCTCGATCAAGCGCGGCCGTAACATCATGCGTGATACTTACGAGGCTGGTTCTTGCACAGTTCGTGTTCTTGATCCTAATTCTTATTTCAACCCGCAGAACACTTCTAGCCCTTATTACGGCTTTTTAACTCCCTTACGCAAACTGCGCGTATCAGCGACAGTCGGCGGAGTTGGTTACTTCCTATTTTCAGGCTATACAACAGACTATAAGTACACCTATCCACAAAACCAAGAAACTGGTTACGTGGATATTGTCTGTTCGGATGCTTTCAGACTTATGCAACAGGCTGGAATTACCACAGTTGCAAGCGCTACTGCTGGCCAAGATACCGGCACACGTATTGGCAAGATCCTTGATCAAGTTCAATGGCCTGCATCTATGCGGACTCTCGACACAGGGCAGACAACTTGCATAGCCGATCCTGCTACTTCTCGCACAGCTCTCGATGCCCTTAAGAATGCCGAGTTCTCTGAACAAGGCGCTTTCTATATCAACTCAGAAGGCACAGCGGTATTCCTAAACCGCACTAACGTTATTAAGAAGTACGGCGAGGCTCCGATCGAGTTTAATCAAACTACAGGCATCCCTTACACAGACTTGCGCTTCGCCTTCGATGATAAGTTGATTATCAACAGCGCTGGCATGACTCGCGTGGGTGGCACTATTCAGGTCTCAGAGAACGCAGCCTCGATCGCTAAGTACTTCCCTCATCAGCTAAACGAGACAAACCTCATCGCTCAAACAGATGCGGATGCTTTAAACATCGCCAAGATATATGTGGCCACAAGAGCTGAGACAACCATTCGCATCGATGCCATGACGGTCGATCTATTAGACCCAGATGTTCCAACTGCAACTATGTTGAACTTGGACTACTTCTCAAACTTAAAGATAACTAACGTTCAGCCAGACGGCTCAACGATCGTTAAGACACTACAGGCACAAGGACTGGACTGGCAGATTACGCCAAACGCCATGAAGGTCACAGTTACAACTCTCGAACCTATCGTCGAGGGCTTCATCATCGGAAGCGATGTATCAGGTATAATCGGCACTAACATAATGGCGTATTAGGAGAAAAAATGGCAACAGGCTTTCCAGCAGCTACAGGCGATGTCCTAAGCGCGGCTATGTATAACGGACTCGTAGGCTTCACGCTTAACGATCAGACAGGCACTTCTTACACACCTGTATTGACCGATCAGTATCAAGTCTTAGTTACTCGTTCGAATGCGGGCGCTTCGACCTTGACGATCCCTACCAACGCAAGCGTAGCCTTTCCAGTTGGAACAGCAATTACAGTCCTAAACAAAGGCGCTGGCGCGGTAACTATATCTGGCGCAGGCGGCGTAACCGTTTTATCTGCTGGAGCAACAGCAGCAAGCCCGGTCTTAAATCAGTACAAGTCCTGCGTTCTTTTACAGACCAGCGCAAATAATTGGTTCGTCGTGGGTGCGATCGCATAATGATCGCTAATTGCATAAGCGGTATTCATGGAAGTATTGCACCCGCCACGGTAACTGGTGGAACGCTTTACACGTCTGGCGGATATAACTATCGAGTTTTCACTTCTAATGGAACCTTAGGCGTAACTGGCGGCACTATAACCGCCGACATTCTAGTAATTGCGGGCGGTGGTTCAGGCGGTAACGACATCGGCGGCGGCGGCGGTGCAGGCGGACTTCTTGCTTTTACAAGTCAAGTCTTAAGCGGAAATAGCACAATAGTTGTAGGTGCAGGCGGCGCTGGAACTTCATTCCCTGCTGACGGATCGCAAGGCGTTAACTCATCATTCGCTGCTTTAACTGCCTCTGTCGGCGGCGGTAAAGGTGGAACTGGTGGCAACGCTGGTGGAACTGGTGGATCAGGCGGTGGCGCTCGCGGTAGCGGTGCAGCAGGAAGTGCTACGTCAGGACAAGGTTTCGCAGGAAATAACGGAACATCACCAAGCGCAGGCGGTGGTGGTGGATCTGCAGAAGTAGGCTACAAAGGTTTAACAAATGTTTTATCTGGTGCAGGTGGTAATGGTTTAAGCACTTATTCATCTTGGGGCTTAGCAACAACAACTGGTCAAAATGTTGCTGGAACTGTTTATTACGCAGGCGGCGGTGGCGGTGGCGGAGCCACAGGCGCGGGAGTCACAGGCGGCTCAGGGGGACTAGGTGGCGGTAGTGCAGGAGCACCTACAAATCCTTCATCAGCGGCGACTGCTAACACAGGTGGCGGTTCAGGCGGTGCGCCTGGTACATCAGGCAACGGCGGTTCAGGAATTGTAATTGTAAGGTGGGTAGCATGAGTCACTGGGCAGAATTAGACAGCGACAATAAAGTCTTACGCGTTCTCGTTGGCGATAACAATGACCCTAACGGCGATGAAGGTTACCAATGGTTATTGGATAATCTTGGCGGCACTTGGATAAAGACTTCTTACAATGGCAATATCCGCTATAACTATGCTGGTATTGGCTACACCTATGATCCAGATGCAGATGCTTTTATTGCACCTCGTCCAGAATGCGGCCACAAAGAACTATTCTTAAATGATAATTTTAAGTGGAATTGCCAAGGTTGTGACTTAGAGGCTAAGAAGTTATTAGATGAAGCCTAAATTATGCGCAGCGGGCAAACAACTTCGTGAGCAGTTCGACGACTGCTTCGGCGATCGTGACCGTACCTCGGACGGCTGGATCGGCGATAGTCGCCACTCAGCTCGTAAGTCTGACCATAATCCAGATGGCGAAGGCTGGGTTCGTGCCATCGACGTTGACCGCGATCTATCCGGCAAACCCAAGCCAGACATCATGCCCGATCTGGCTGATCAACTTCGTGTCTTGGCAAAGTCTGATAAGCGCCTCTCATATCTCATCTTCGACGGCAAAATTGCAAGCAGTAAAAGCGCTTGGCGCTGGCGAACTTATACTGGGATTAACAAGCATCGCCATCATCTCCATATCTCGTTTAGCATCAAAGGCGATGAAGATAACTCGTTCTTTAATATCCCGTTACTAGGAGGAACACAATGAATATGAAGAACCCTTACGTCCTAACAACAGGTGCGTTCTTATCTGCTTGGGCTGCTTCTAACTTTGCAGCAGATTACCGCTCTGTTCTCTGGGCTGTACTAGCTGGGGTCTTTGGATATGCGACACCTAAACGATGACTCCAGCGGACTACTTAAATCTTTATATTGCCACTCTTGCGATAGTGGGTGGATTAGCGGGTTATGTGATCACTCACTTGCTGTCGGAGATCAAGCGACTTAATGCGCGTGTCGATGAGATCTACAACATACTTCTAGAGCGATAATTTATCCATGGCTCGCAAGAAGGCTATCGACTTAGAAGCATATTCGATGCTCGATCAGTACTGCATTGGGCTTAATGAATACTATAAATCGCTAAGACGAGCAGGGTTCACCCAAGAATTGGCTCTGGCCATTCTCCTTGAACCTTTAACTTATCCGGCAACTATCTTGCCAACTCCTAACTGGCTGCCACAACTTCCCGACTCCATCCCTTATGACGATGACGATGAGGATTAAACATGTTTCGTACTGTAATCGTTTCAGACTTACAGATACCTTTTCACGATAGACAGGCCACCAAGAACTTAATCTCCTTTATTGCCAAATGGAAGCCCGACGAGGTTGTAACTATTGGCGATGAAATTGACTTTAACACCATCTCGAAATGGAGCGAAGGGACACCAGAGGCTTATGAACAGACTCTTGGAACTGATCGCGATGAAGCTGTTCAGGTACTTTACGATCTAAAGGTCGATCACATGATCCGCTCGAACCACACGGATCGCCTTTATACCCAGATCATGCGCAAGATCCCTTCATTCTTGTCCCTGCCAGAACTGCGCTTTGAAAAGTTCATGAAGTTAGACGAACTAGGTATTACCTTTCACCGCACTCCTTACGCCATAGCACCT